TATCTCAAAGAGAATTAATTGATATGGCTGCGGACAGAGCACCATTCATTGACCAATCACAGTCTATGAATATCTATATGTCTGAACCAACATTGTCAAAGATTTCGTCATCTCACTTCCATTCTTGGGGTAAAGGGTTAAAAACTCTTTGTTATTATGTTAGAACAAAGGCGATATCAACCGGAGCAAAACACCTAGCGGTCGATATTTCAAAGGTTCAACAATCAATGGTGAAAGTTGATAAATCAAAATTGAACTTAACTGAATCGGTTGTGAAACCAACTGATTCTGAATTTGAATGTTTTGGATGTGGTTCATAACTAAACTATTATTAATAATAATCCCGACTATGTTGGGATTTTTTATTTATAGGTATTTATAAGAAATAATCATGACACTATAATTATAGATATGGCAGACGGAACAACATATGGTATTAATTTCCCTTTCAGAGATTCTGTAAAGGGTGACTACTTACAACTAACTGAATTTGAGGCACAAGAAATTAAAGCGGATTTAATACATTTACTTTTAACTCGAAAAGGTTCAAGATATTATTTACCGACATTTGGTACAAGACTTTATGAATTTTTATTTGAACCATTTGATGGTTTAACATTTGATGCAATTGAGTCGGATATTAGAGAAGCGGTTGGTACTTTCATGCCTGGTTTACTATTAAATCAAATAACAATAAGTCCTGCTGACCCTCAAGAAGAAATTGATTTATCTACGGGTACTGCGACAATAGGTTCTAGTGAATCGTCAATTTATCGATTCCCGGGTAAGGGGACTTCAGAATATACTGCAAAAATAAAAATAGATTACTCAACCAATAACACAACTTTTGGACCGAGTGATTTTGTTATAATTAATATTTAATATCGTATGGCAAATCGTAATATATCTTATACTACAAGAGATTATCAAGGAATAAGAACTGAATTATTAAACTATGTAAGAACTTACTACCCTGAATTAATACAGGACTTTAATGATGCTTCGGTGTTCTCAGTGTTTTTAGATTTAAATGCCGCAGTTGCGGATAACTTACATTATCATATTGATAGGAGTATTCAGGAAACAGTTTTACAATATGCTCAACAAAGGTCGTCAATTTATAATATCGCAAGAACTTATGGATTAAAATTACCTGGACAAAGACCATCTGTTTCTTTGGTAGATTTTTCAATTACTGTGCCTGCATTTGGGGATAAAGAAGATGAAAGATATTTAGGGGTCTTAACAAGAGGGTCTCAAGTTGTTGGTGCCGGAATTGTATTTGAAAATATATATGATGTCGATTTTACTTCACCATACAATGCACAAGGATTCCCGAATCGTTTAAAGATACCTAATTTTAATGCTAATAATGTTTTAATTAACTATACAATTACCAAGAGGGAATTAGTTGTTAATGGTATTACTAAAGTGTTTAAAAGGGTTATCACACCAAATGATGTTAAACCATTTTTTGAATTATTTTTACCTGAAAAAAATGTGTTAGGTATTACTAATGTATTATTAAAAAGTGGTACTGAATATACAAATGTCCCATCAACTGCGGAATTTTTAGGGGTATCAAATAAATGGTATGAGGTTGATGCTTTAGCAGAAGATAGGGTATTTGTAGAAGACCCAACAAAAGTATCAGACCAACCAGGAATTAAAGTTGGGAAGTACATTCAAACTTCAGACCGTTTTATTACTGAATTTACTCCGGAAGGATTTAAAAAAATAACATTTGGTGGTGGTACAAATACTGCTCAAGATGCTTTAGACCAATTTACAACTGTCGGGGCGACAATTGATTTACAAAAATATTCTAATAATTTTTCATTAGGTTCTGCGTTAACACCAAACTCAACTTTGTTTATTCAATATAGAGTAGGTGGTGGTTTAGCAACAAACTTAGGTACAAATGTTATTAATCGAATTGGTACTATAAATTTCTTTGTAAATGGACCATCTGAATTGACTAACTCATCTGTTGTGAATTCATTAAGATGTACCAATGTTACCGCGGCTATTGGTGGTGCCGGTATTCCTTCATTAGAGGAAATTAGAAACTATGTGTCATTTAATTTCTCGGCACAAAAAAGAGCTGTTACCGTACAAGATTATGAATCAATCATAAGGAATATGCCTTCCGAATTCGGGGCCCCTGCAAAGGTTTCTATTACCGAGAATAACAATAAAATTCGAATTCAATTACTATCTTATGATACTTCAGGGAAACTAACAAGTATTGTATCAGATACTTTAAGACAAAATGTTGCGAACTACTTATCAAATTATCGAATGATAAATGATTATATTTCAATTTTGACAGCTGAGGTTATTGATTTAAGTATTGATGTTCAAATTGTTTTAGATTCCGCTCAAAACTCGGGTCAAGTTATTTCGGATGTTGTTGACAGAATTTCTACATACTTTAATCCTCAAACACGAGAATTGGGGCAAAATGTTTATTTATCTGAATTGAAAAGTATTGTTCAAAACCAAAATGGTGTATTAACAGTTGCGGGATTAAATGTTTATAACAATGTTGGGGGTCAGTATTCTTCTGCGGAAACATCCATGGAATATGTAGATGCAGAAACAAAAGAAATCTCAACAGTTGACGATACTATCTTTGCTCAACCATCTCAAGTATATCAAATTAGGTATCCTAACAAAGATATTAGAGTGTCCGTTAAAAATTTCCAATCAGTTACATTCTCTTAACAGGTTTATTTCTCACTCAACTAGTTTATAATTAAATATGGTGTGTGTTTATTTGAAAAATCATACATAAACTATTTATAAATTAAAAGAATTGAATGGGTCAGTCATATAGAATTAGAACCGAATTAGGTGTTAACAAAACAATCAATGTTCAGTTAGACCAAGATTTTGAGTTCTTGGAAATATTATCTCTAAAAATACAACAAGCGGACATCTACAGTAGAAGTTGTTCTGAATATGGTGTTGTTGTTGGTAGGGTTACGGCAAATAATGGATTTGGTATCCCAAATGCCCGAGTATCTGTATTTATCCCGCTTGAATCGGTTGACGAATCTAACCCTATTATTACAAGTATTTACCCATATAAATCTCCAACGGATAAAAATGAAGACGGATATAGGTATAATCTTTTACCTTATGAAAAATCATATAGTGCTCACGCAGCAACGGGTACATTACCAAGAAGAGAAGATGTTTTAACGGGAAGTACTGCTGTTGAAATATATGACAAATATTACAAATATACTACCAAAACAAATGAAAGTGGTGACTACATGATAATGGGAGTTCCAACAGGGTCTCAAACTTTAGTCATGGATGTTGATTTATCTGATATTGGAGAGTTTTCTTTAACACCTCAAGATTTAATTAGAATGGGGTTAGCAACCGAAGGACAAGTTGCGGGGAATAGATTTAAAACTTCTACTGATTTATCTTCACTACCTCAAATAATTACTTTAACTAAAACTTTAGATGTTGCTCCATTATGGGGAGACCCTGATATATGCCAAATTGCCGTTAATCGAGTTGATTATGATTTAAGGGATGAGGCAAACATAGATATACAACCCACATCAGTTTTTATGGGGTCAATATATTCGACAGCCGATTCACAAAGACTTAGACGAAATGCAAAACCAAAAGATGACATGGGAAATCTATGTGGGTTGGCGGCTGGTCCCGGTTCTATTTTGACAATACGACAAACAATTAATTATGACGCTGATGGAAATCCAATACTTGAACAATTCCAATTAGAAAAATCCGGAAATATAATCGATGGGAATGGGGTTTGGTTAACCGAACTACCAATGAATTTGGATTATTTTATTACTAATGAGTTTGGGGAGAAAGTAATATCAAATGACCCTAGTGTTGGTATACCAACAAAAGCAAAATATCGATTTAAAATTAAGTGGTCTCAATCACCTAGTTTATCAGAACAAACAAGAAGAGCTTATTTTTTAGTTCCTAATGTTAAAGAATATGGATGGACTGGTCTTGGTGCTGACCCTAGTGACTCTGGAGCTAGTTCTACAAGTAAAGAAAGACAAAAAAGTTCATATTATTTTGGTCTTGATTGGTCGGGATATACCGAAGGTTTTAATGGTATTACTGTTGCAGCCCAAACACAAACTAATAACTTATTAAATCAAAAAATAAATTGTGAGGATACTTTTTATCAATTTGAATTTAATAAAGTTTATACTGTATCGGGTTTCATCGACCAATTTAAAAATGGTAATAAAGGTAGATTTATTGGGATTAAAGAAATTGATAGTAATGAGTGTTCTTCAACTATTAATAAATTTCCGGTCAATGAAGGGTTTAGAAATTTTGATTTATTCTTTTTTATATTTTCAATAATATTACAGGTAATTCAATTAATTGGATTACCCTTATTAATTATTTACCACTTTTTAGCGTATCTATGGAATAATTTTGCAGTTGCAATTTTAGCTTATTTAGTATACGAGTTGGTAAAAGCGGCGGTAGCTGAGGCTTCATTAGTTGCCGGTGCAATTGCAGGTTCTGCATCTTTTGGAGCTACGGCGGGATTGATTATTGGACATTCATTGTTGTTTGCTTTATATAGTGCGGGTATTATATTCATTGGTATTAAGTTTAAAGAAATTATCAAGTATAAATTTGGTAGGATTAAATTACCAATGATAACTTATCCCGATTGTCAATCTTGTGAATGTGACGCTGAGTCAACAAAACCAAATCCTGATGATGCAGATGAAGCAGCTCCTCAATCAGGATTACTAAGTCAACTTTCCAACGGAGCTCAGTATTCTGAGAATTTACAAATTTATAATCAGTCAACATATCCAGGTCGTGGTTTTCCTCCTGTCGCCCCTGATGATGACAGTTATGAAGGATATTTAAATATGGAGGCGATAATGCAAGGTCAGGCGATTGGTGGTAGTTTATCAAAACCAACAAATCCGACTATATTTAAAATTAATAC